ATCCACCGTCAAGCAATTCAAATTCCACAAGGTTATTAGGATCAAGTACTTCTGTGACACGAGCTCGAGCGTTAGTGCCTTCATCCGATTGAACTGTTATTTGATCGCCTAGTGAATAACCTGAACCACTTTTTACAACATCTACAGAACTTAAAGAGCCAATAAGTTTTGGTGCTTGTACAATTACTCCATCATCTGTTACATACTCATCAGTTTGGAAATTTCCACCACGTATATCGCTAATATAAAGAATATCGATAAATTTACCATTTACTTGTTTAGTGACTAAGCTTTGTGCATAGCCATTTGCACCAGATAAAGATCCTGTAATTCTTTTACCAATAAAATCTTTTGTGCGTCTACTTTTGGTTAATTCTAAATATCTTGGTTCATTCCATACAGAATGAGAAGGTCTAAGTACATCTTGACCAGGATAGTAAACACTAATGTCTTCGTTAAATATTAAACGAATAAGTAATTTAAGAGAAGCTTCTGTACCTTTTGCGCGGTATAGATCAATAATATGTTTAATTACAAATTCATCGCTTACAGAATAAACATATGGCATATCGCGCAAATACGTTTTCTTAAAGTAATCAATAAATCTTGTAAGCGTATTATCAACGTCAATATAATTTAATATTTCACGATTTGATAAGAAGTGCTCTTCTTTATTAAGTTCTAAAAATTCGTAATATGCTTCAACAAAATCAACAAGAACAGCACGTTGATAACTATTATCAGCACTTTCCCGATAGTGCTCAGGAAATTGACTCTCAATAAACTGTGAAATTGTTTTAGATATATCAGTCATTATCTTCTACGCTGTTGTACGTTTAAAGTAATATCTTCTGGGCGTATACGTATAATTCTATCACTCGGTGCCAGTACGTCTTTTGTAGCTAATCTAGCATAAAAATTAATTCCATCACCAGTATAGTCTTGAATAGATATTGTGTTAATTGTTACATCACCCTTTACATAATCAACAGCACCAACACCTTTTGAAATATAAGACAATTTGTTATCAACTGAACTTACTATATCAAGTCTGCCTTGCCCGTTATCCATAAAGTATGATGTACGATTTGCAAAAGTAAATGTATCACTAATGATACATGGCTCATATGAATCAATTTGTGTTTCTGAAAATGTTACGTCTGGTTTTAGTTGATTACTAAATTGAAGTACGTAAAAACTATCTGCAGATCTTACCGGATTAATTGTAATAATAGCTCTTACCGAAGTATCATTTGAAAGTATACTTGTATCAACATCATCAATTGCGCTTGTAAGTGAGCTATATCTAAAGTTGCGTTTAAAATCATCTAAGTTATTTGAACTAAATGTTTGAATAGCACCATCTACTAACGTGTTAATAGCTCCAGCTGATTTGTTAGTAGTATTAGGATCAAAGTAAATAGTACTATTAATTTCTAAATACATAAATTTAGCAGCAACTACTAGTGTCTCAAGTGTAAATGGAATCTTATCGCTTAGATAATCTATGAATAATTGCTTTGTACTTTCGGGAATATTTTCATCATCTGAAACATATGCTGCTACAACCACTCGACCATATTGTGGTGGGTTTAATTTTTCGCCACCATATACCGATACTGCTCTAATCTGGGGAAATCTATTTTTAAGCAATACCGCATAATCGTTTTCTGTAACAGCACGTTCTTGTACTTGCAAAGACTTTGGCGCAAACTCTTTAATTGCTGCAAGATTTTCTCTTTCTGTTCCACCTTGAGAAGGTGCATTAACTACAACCCCTGATTGATAATCTTGAACCGGTGTGTCGAGTCTAGCAACAGAGATACCATTTGCTTCATCTCCATTTGTTACCATATAACGAACAGTAAGAATGTTTCCGTTAACAGGTTGTTTGCCATAAACGTTTTGTCCAAATCTAATTTCATAACGATCTTTTTTATAGCCTTGTACATAAAAAGCGTTATCTTCAGATCCTACTCCATAAATGCTGGGTTGGAATAGATACTCTTGCGGATCAGCTGTTGAGTTATCTTGCACAAATACTTCAATACTTGTAGTATCAACATTATCGTTATTTAACAAAAATAAATCAGTGCTATCAGCCTTTACATTATAATACTCTGTAACGTAACTTCCTTCGTAAATTTCTAAACCAGACAATTTATATTCGCCATCGATTGGTGTAATTACGTGGGCTTCTCTGTTGTAGAAATAATAAATCTCAGTACCGCAAATCGCTTTAAACGCAGTACGAGCTGGTAAAGTAATGCTGGGTGGAACGTCAGTAGGATAGAAAGTAAGATCAATTAACATTCTCGACGAACGACGAGATCTAGGCGTATAGTTAAGCATCTTAGCGTGTGATACTACACTATCTTCAAGTTGTGCTGAGTCCAAAAACATTTCTGAAATAGCCATATTCGTATAAAAGTTATTTTGAAACGTGTTATACGCAAGAATGTCTAACAAGACATTCATGTTAGATCCTTCAAAGTTATAATCTTTGAACTTATCTTGATTCTTTAAATAGTCTTTCAGATTTGTTTTAATATCTTGAAAGTCTAATTTTGTAAAAGGCTGGTTTGTAGCCATTATCTTACCCTATTCAGTATTACGTCTAATGTTATTGGCTCTTCTATATTTATAACAGAAAATACAATGCTTACATGCACTTCGGTTTCATCGTACGTTGCGGTAACATCTACACTATGTACATCAGCTCTAGGTTCATAAGCGCCAATAGTTTCAAATATCATGTTACGAATATTTTCAAGTGTGTCTGGTGTAATGTTTTCAAAAAGTAATGAGTGTACATCACAGCCTAAGTTTGGTTGAAAAGGTCTTTCACCGCGTCTTGTAAGAATTAAATTTCGAATAGAATTTTTAATTGCATTTTCATTTAGCTTTAATGCAACATCAGAACTCACAGGATTAGCAAGCAGATTTTCATCAAAATCTGAATAATAAGTTATTTTTCTTGATAATGGTGTAAGTGCCATTTCTATTCCTCTTTATATTATTTATAGTGGCCCATCAGTATGCTGTCGCTGTATGTGCATTTCTATAGCTCTTTTAATATCATTGCTTCCATCATAGTTTTGTGTCCAGTTTCCACGACCAGGACCAGACTGAATGTCAACATGCACAAATGTATTATAAACAGAAATGCGATTGAATCCTTCTTGGCTACAATACTTAATAAATAAAGCAGTTTCTTTTTTTGTTAAGTTTTCAGATGATACATCTATCGCCATTGCAGACATATGTGGTGAGTTATATGCTGCGCCCCTTTTTCCTCTACACTTTCTTAAAACGATTCTATTATAATATGGACTGCGATATGCGCTTGTAATTAAAAGTTTTTTACCAAGCCGCGCAGCTACTCTTCGAAGAGCTACGTACACGTATGGATGTTTATTTAAAATCATACTCCAGCCAGAGTGAGGTTTGTTTTGTTGAGCATCCCATTCCACATAATGATCTTCCGGGCGATTACTGCATGCATACACTGGTCCTTTGTATGTTGGATCATCTCTACCATACATGTATGTACCAGTTGCAATGTTACCCATTTCCTTTACTGATTCAGAAAAACTAAATTCTTTTAATCCATTTTCTGTCATTGAACGAATATAGTTTAATTCACCTTCAGTTGCCTGAAGTGGAATATACAATTCTGGATCAAGCGTATCTTGTATGCCATCATCAATAGGATCTGTATTAATACTTCCTGGAAGTTTTTTCGTTCTATTATTTAAAGTAATTGCAGAATTATATCTTTCTCCTAATCTTACACTAAGTGGAAGACGTAGTCCACCACTCAACGCAGCAAGATCTTGAGCAGCTGCACTATAAGCTTCATATATGTCTGTGCGATATATCGCTTCTCTTACTAGCGCTTTAGCAAATTCAATTGGTTGCCTCATAGCTTTTTCTACAGCCCGCAAAATTTGACAAGCTTTTTGCGCAACTTTATTAATAATTTCTGGCCATGGCTCAACATATTGGTTATAAAACTTCATAAGATTTGCGTTAATCTGATCGACTGCATTTTGTACATCTTGTAAGCTATTAAATGTACTATTGATTGAACTAAGTGACGTGCTTAGTTTAGTTACTTGATTTATGCCTTCGCCAATACTATCTGACAATTTTGAAATAGAAGTAGTAAACGCCGCAATCTTTTCTTTAATTACTTCTTTTAGTGCAGATATTACTTGCGTAATACCTTGATCTAACATACCAATAAAGTTATTAAAATTTGTTATAAAGCTTTGAGCAATAGTGTATAAATCAATAACTCGCCTCAAGAAACTACTAATTTTAGTAAGTATACTTGAAATGCCGAGAATAATATCTCGAATTGTAGATACTACTGATAAGAATCCATTTGCAACTTTAAATATGCCATCACACACTGTTGATGTATATACGTCTGCAAGAGTGTCTGAATAGTAATCTTCAAATTGATATAATATTTGAAAAATCCCAAAGCTAGGCACCCAAGGATTAATGCTGTAATCAAATGGAGTTGCGTCTGGAATAACTACAGGAGCATTATTAATAATTTCATTTGTAATTTCAGCTTCATTATCTATAATAATATCTGGATCAAGTGTAAGCGCATCATCTAATTCTGTAACAAGATAATCTAACAAATCCAAATTAATTTCTACTGGAAAATCAGAAAGAAACGCGTCTGTCATTGTACTAGGATCGATACCAGTTTCATTTAAAACGTTTGCTAGTTCTTCAAATCCAATGATTCCACCTTCATCGTCATCAGAATCTAATCTTTCTCTTAAATTAGGAAAATTAGTTAAGTCAATTGTGCTCAACAACGTATTTAAAAGTACAGAAAGAATGCTTAGTTGTTTAAGGTCATACCGATATAATGGATCGTCATATGACTTTACTAAATCTTCAAAATTTGGAATTTGAATATTTCCCGAGCCGGTTAAAATACCAGCTGGATATATTGTGTCGCAAACTCTTGCCATTTTATTCTCCTAACCTACGTATCATAATTACCAGTTCTAGTATTTGAAACATTGGTGTTATTTTCATTTACTTCTATTGTAGTATAGTTTTCATTCTCATCTATTGCAAATCTATCTACAAGATCGCCAATACTGCTTATAGTTTCTCCACTAACGTCTATAAATTGCGCAACATCATCTTCATCTTCAAAGTCATCAATTGCATCAGGGCCAAGTCCAGCATTTACAGATGAAACAATCCCGTCCGGATATACTGTTGCAGCAGCGTCAATGCCATCACCAACTCGAGGTGATTGAGTTTTTCCAGGTGGAGTTAATGCACCTAGTGCCATTAATCCTGGAATTGGTGATTGAATAGTTACAACACCAAATCCTGCTACGCCACCATTAATCGCAACTCGTGTTACGCTAAACAAATTAAGTTTAGTAACACCAGTTAAATATGCTTGAGCCGATGCTAATAGTTCTAAGTTTACAGCTGCATATAAATATATTGAACCTTGTAAACATTTCATCTCAATACTATTACCAGCAAGAATAGAAAGGTTACGTTTCGAAATAACGTTAAAGCTTTCTTCTTCGGCTTGAATTGCAACTCGAGAAGCATTCATTTCAAATCCACCGCCGGCGTTAATTGCTACTCGTTTACCAACTTTTACATTCCAATCACCATGAATATACTGATTCATGTCTCCATGAATTTCAAGTGTAGCATCACCATCCCGAGTCATTACAGTCCAAGATCCATTTACGTGTAAATCTTTTCTACCACCGGAATACTCTCGCGTATGCCCATCAGAAATATTATACAGATCTCCAGAAGATCTTACTTTTACATTGCCTGCTTGATCGATCGATACGTGCGATCCTTCGCCGTGGGATATATTAATCACTTCAGCTTTTTCATCACCACCAACTTCAATGTATGAATCGCCATACTTTGATTGCCAAACAACAGTTTTTTCTAACCCGGCTGAAACTGGAGTCTCAGGCTCACTCCATCCTCCAGTTTTACCTGCAACGGGTACACCATTTTTAAGAGAAGAGTTTTGATAGAGCACTTGTGTAGCTTGCAGTTCTTCTCCAGTTTGGGCAAAGTGCGCAGCAGTTTTACCATAAGATTTATGTACACGCTCAGAAGCCTTTACATATTCATTTGCAAATTCTGAGCCAGATCCATACATTTGTTGTAGGTTTAAACCTGGAACAGTACCAAGTAACATAGGATGTTGTGCATCTCGACCATCAATAAAAAATCCAAATACCCACTCACCTTTACCGGGTGCTACAGTCATACCACCATATGTGCCATTAAGAGGAACAGCCCAAGGTAGGTCTTTCGTTTTTACTTCACCTGTTGAAACTGGTGGATGTATACCAAAACATCTTACCTTTACACGGTTATTGCCAGTTAGATCGCGATCTTCTTCAACAATACCCATAAAGAAATGAATATTGTCAAAACCGTTTTCTGAAATCATACTAAGACTCCTCCACCATTATCATTATTATTTCCACCGCTTTGTTCATTTGTGTTATTTCCAAGATTTGTTAATGTAGTAAGCACTTCATTTGAATTTTCTAAAGATGTAAAATCTTCAGGCGCACCTCTTACTCCACTCTTTGACATAGTAATTATTTGATAATAGTACTCTTCGTGGAACATGTTTTTTATGCTTTCAATAAGATACTTACCAGATCTACGAAAATCACTTTTTCTATTTAAAAGATCTGAATTCACTTCAGGAATATCAATTTCAATAACATCGCCAGCACATACATCGTTTCTTCCATAAGTTTTCATTGTAACCTTTTCACTGGTATGATGATATAGATTGACCTTTTTCTTATTGTATATATCTGGATAAGAAGCGTATGGTCGTGTAAATGCATTAATTGGTGAAGTAGAATCTAAGTCATGATAATCTTTAATAACTAAATTGTCTTGTGGCTCATGCCTAAAATAATTTTGAATGAAATTTACGCTATGCTTAGATCTTACATTACTCATTCCATCCGGTAATGTATAATTAGAATAGTTTTCTAGATAGTTATATCCTGTTTCAAAAACTCTTCGATTATTAATGTCAAGCTCAGTCACTTGGTGATAATACGCCCCTTGATTCATGTCTTCAAATGTATTAATATGCAAAGGAAACTCAATATCAATAATACTTTGTGCTAATTTTTCTTGTGCTTCAGCACTACTATCTGGTTCATTAATTCGAATATACTTAATTGGATTAGCGTTTGCTTGTTCAATTAAGAATTCGTGCGTACAAAAATGAAATCCTCTTCTATTTTGAAAAAACCTAAAGGTTTGAGAATCATGTACATTTGAAACAGCTTTTCTTGCAAAAAATTGTAAAGTTTCGTCTGGGGAATAGTTTGGTACCACTAAAGTATGTGTACCATAAGTATCTTCAATTGTAAGTGTAGGGCCTAACCTATTAAAATAATCGTCAACCACAGTTTCAACATAATCACTAATTCTTTTCCCACTGAAAGATCTGCGAACTTTATACTTATTGCTATTAAACTTTTCAACTGACACAAAGTGTAGAGTGTATGATCTCACCGTTTCGTTATTTGGATTAATATCTTTTAAATCTGTTACTGCATATACGAAAGCATTAAACCCATCAACCTCGTTGGTATGCCAATCAGTATAAGAAATAAGCAATAGTTCTTCACCAACTATACCTAATCCATCAAAAGCATTATCAAGCAATCCTCCACTGTCATAAATTGTAGCACTACCATATAGATAACCATTATCCATAGACTCGTTAATTTCCCAAGTGTGGACAATCTTTTTTAAATCTACATAGTTTAACTGCGTGCCATACTTATATAACCTCATATTAGATAGGGTATATTGGCCAGCGATTTTCAACTGATCATTATTCATTTTAATAAGTCTTTCAATTCTGAGTCAGCCTGCAATGCATATCGTCTATCAAGCAAATTAATGTTTCTTTTATTTTCGTTCAGTTCAATTTCATAATCATAATATCTTACAGGTGCCCATTGCGATGAATCCCATATTGGGCTAAGCTCAGCACTATCTTTTGATATGTAAGTATCATTGGTTGTATTTTTATAATAAAGAATATTATCTGTACGAGAAGTATCTTGGCCCCAAACGACTACATCTTGTCCAGTTGTACCAGATCTTTCTTCATATTTTTTCATAAAGTATCTATCAAAATTACGAGTAGTCATTGGCCAATCTACGTAAGGATCTGTAATTCCAGCTGAAAGATATACTAACCACGTAAAATTAACTGAACCATAATAGTGAAATGCAATATCTTCCGGCTTATCTTCAGCCGTTATTGTATAAGGAAGATATGCGTATGGATTGTTTAAAATGCTATTAGTAAGCTTTACTCTACGACTAATGTCAGTAAGTAATACGCCATTGTGTTTTACTGTTGGAAAATATTTAAAATATTGTGCCATGTTTTATCCTAGCTTAGATACTCGTAGTCGCGGAAATTTTGCTTTGTACGAATAGAAGCTTCTTTAAAGGTAATGCTCATATCAATAAATGCTGGCCGGCCACCTTTAAGAATAGCTTGTCCTTGTGGTGAATAGTTTGTAATAAAGTCACTAATCATACCAGGTTTTGTAAACGAGAAATAGTAGTTTTCATCTAATCCTAGTAAGCTAATTTCTACGAGATCTGGATATTTCAAAAGCGCTCTACTAAATGAACTGCTATCTGCACCAAGAATACTTTGATACTCTGGAAGAATATGTTGCTTAAATTTATTTACAATATTTACTAGTCTTGTAGAGTCGGCTGAGTTCTTAGGTGCTAAACTCCAGTTAAAAGTGTATTCCTTTAAGTTCACTCCATCAAAGTTAAGAGTAGCATGAGGATTAATTGCCGTACCATTTAAAACGTCAACTGCCAAACCCGCACCAGGAAATACCGTATCAACTGCTGATCTTGCAAAGTATTTTGCTGCAGCTCCAGCACCACTAAACAGTTCAGCAATATTACCATTTGACGTAAGTAATTGTGCTACACTTTCTCCAGCTTGACCTGCCGCAGCTTGGGCTGCACCTATTGCACCTCCTACACCTTGAGCTTCTACAGCTCGAGCTGCATCTAAAACACCAGCACCTACTGTACCAAGTTGAGAGGGCCCTACTTGTATAGAATAAGTGTCGGTTAAGTTTGATGGTAAAGGTAATACAATTGATGCAATTGTTTTTACTCCGCGGCGGGTAGAATTTAAAGTACCATCATATGTATACTGCTTAAAATTAAACATCATTGCATTAGGCCCAAGATCACTTGGGAATCGCAGGCTCGTAAATTCCTGAGACGATTTGCTACGATTAATGACTTCTGTTACGCTGACCATTGGGACCCTATAAATATAGTTAGACTTTTTTTTATTTATATTGATTGCATAGAATGGCATACAAAGGACGATTCAAACCCAAGAACCCGAAAAAGTACATGGGAGACCATACCAATATTATTTATAGATCCCGCTGGGAACTATTACTTATGTCGTATTTAGATAAACATCCTCATGTTTTGGAGTGGGGATCGGAAGAACTTATCATTCCATATCGTAGTCCTATCGATGGAAGGTACCATCGCTACTTTCCCGACTTCTTAGTGAAACGTATAAATAAAAATGGAATAAAAGAAACAATTTTAATTGAAGTGAAGCCTGAATACCAAACAGTACCACCTCAAAAGCAAAGCAAAGTAACTCGTAAATACCTCAATGAAGTACAAACATGGGGTGTGAATGAAGCCAAATGGAAAGCTGCTGATGAGTATTGTAAGGATCGTGGCTGGAAGTTTCAGATAATGACAGA